AAGAATTTATTCCATGTTAAGTTGGTAGAAAATAATTTCCAACAGTCATGTGATGTTTTAGCATTAGGAGGGACACTCTATCTATTTCCATTGCACATTTTCAAAAATCGAAAAGATATGAAAGGTCTTTTTACACGTTTTGATCCGACAAAAGTTGGTGGAACATTCAAGGGAATGGTAGGTGTTTCAAATATGGTGCCTATTCCTGGCAAGGATTTATGTATTGTGAATATTCCTTCTGGAGGAGTACGCGCTGATATTATGCATTTATTCCCTGAATCTGTTAATGTTTCTGGAAATGCTAAGTTGTTGTACAGGAAGGAAAATGGCGATATGTTGAACGATGCAGTCAGAGTAAATTATATTCGTAATTCAGAAGCTGGTGGAGCAGGATACCACTATCATTGCCCATACAATACCTTTACTGGTTTATGTGGAGCAGTACTGGTGGGTTTGTTTGCCAAAAGTACTATTATTGGCATTCATTTGCGAGGAATTTCTGGGACGCCTAGTGCCAAAGCACTTACTGTTTCAAGAAAGGAACTCGAAGCTGCTGCCAAGAAGTGTCACAGCTTTATCAGTAGTTTTCCTTCTCATGTCATGGGTAATTTTCCAAAGAAGAGATATGAGAAGCAAGTTGTTGTCACAACTGATATACATCAAAACTCACCATTGAATTATCTACCGCCTGGTAGTGATATCGAATACTTAGGTCAAACTGGTCAACGTGCTACACATACTAAGAGTGATGTCACTCCCACTCCTATTTCTAAAATTGTAGAGGAGGTTACAGGTGTACCACGGAATCATGGTCCACCAAAATTCAATAATAAGTTGATGTGGCAGGCTTCACTTGCTCATTCAGCCAATGCTAGCGCGGGTGTTGAACCTTCATTGTTGGATAGAGCAGTGACCGATTATTGCGGTCATATCATTGAGACTTTTCAATCAGCCGAATTTAAGGATTTAGCATTTAAAGAATTGAAACCTCTTACTGAGATGGAATCCCTTTGTGGAAGGGATGGTGCGCGTTTTATTGATGCAATGCCACGCTCTACATCTAAGGGATTTCCTTTGTCTGGACCTAAAAGTGATATGATCACTCTCTTAAATCCAGACGACTATCCTGAATTTGCTTGTCCTGCAGAATGTGATGCTGCTATTCTAGAGGAAGTAGAGAAAATGATTAGTGCCCTTAAAAAGGGTGAGCGTTGTTACTCTATCTTCAAGGCATGTGTGAAGGATGAGCCAACTAAAATTGGAAAGGATAAAGTAC